GCCAGATCAGGCCCAGGCAGGTGGCCTGTTTGCCGGTCTGGATGTGCTGGCGGATTTCTTCGGCGGTGAGGTCTTGGCGTTTCACCCGGATTACGGCGCCGTTCTCGCTGCTGTCTTTCAGCTCGCACTCGGCGTCCAGTTCAAAGCCGTGGCCAGCCTCGCCAGCTGCTAGCCAGTCGGTCATGACGGCATGCGGCGACAGCGCGGTGCGCGGCAGGGCGGCCGGGAAGGGTGGCAGCGCCTCGCGCAGGGTGGATACCAAGTTTTCTGCCCGGCTGGCGGTGCCACTGTCCACCATCAGCCAGCCGCGTGCCCGGTCGATGTAGGCCGCTGTGCGGGTGGTTTTGGTAAAGGCGCGTGGCAGCAGGTCGTCGGTGATCTGCTCTTTCAGCTGCAGCTTTTCCTTGCGGCCAGGCTTGCGCAGCTCCTCGGCCTCGATCTTGGCGACTTCCTTGTCCAGCTCGTCGCGGATCGTGCCGGCCGGCAATACCTTGTCCTCGCGCTTCAGCGATACCACGCAGTAGCCACGGGAGAGGTGCAGCGGGCTGTCCAGGTGGGCAGCTGGTGGCACCCAGCCATCGCGGAACCAGTCCAGGCCACCGGGCGGCTGGAACGGCCGGGCGGCCAAACGTTCGCGCAGCACGGCAGGGATGATCTGGAACTTATCGTCCAGTCTGAAAAAAGACAGGTTCTTGAACCACATCACGCGTCACCTTTCTGCTGCTGCTTGATCAGCATGGAAGGGCGCAGCGCACCGGACTGCATCAGCCGCACTACCTCAGCGGCGTCTCCGGTCAGCTTGGTGGTGTCGATTTCTTCTTCGTGGCGCAGGCGAACCAGCTCTGCTACCGGCTTCGGCATGTTCCGGCCGCTTTCGTAGCGGCTGCCGCCGGATTGGGTAATGCCGATCGCGCTCCAGAATTCGGACTGGTTCAAACCCTTCTTCTTGCGCAGCTCGCGCGGGTCGCCATTGAATGCGCCGAAAACTGCGGACTTGATAGTGTCGAGGATGCTCATGGTTGTGCCTTTCATGAAAAAGCCCGGCATTTGGCCGGGCTGATACAGGGTTCGTGTTGTCGGGTTAGGCGGCCGGCTGTTCAGACGCAGGCCATAGTCGTTAGCCAATCGCCAGCTCGGCGCGACGGTCGCGGTACTGGCCCAGCAGATCGTCGTATGCCTGGGTGCCTTCGATCACACGCAGCTCGTCAGCCATCACGTCGAGGGTGTCGATATCGGTGCAGGCTGCAATACGAGCGGCGAAGCCTTTCGCGTCGAAATCAGGCTGACCGCCTTGGCGCTGCTGCGACTTAGCCCGCAGCTCGGCAACGCGATCGTTGAATGCCTGCAGGCCTGCGTCGTACTGGCTATCCGGCAGCTGGGTAATCAGCTGGCCGATGCGCTCCATCTCGCTTTTGCTGGTGGCTTGGCGCAGCTGCTCGGCAATAAGGTCCAGGGTGGGGGGCGGAAGTGCTTGCTGATCTGCGACCGGCTGGGCAGGCGACTTGCTGGCCAGCTTGCCTTTCAGCGCCTCGGTACGTGTTGCGGGGCGGGTGGGCGCTTGGCCGGCTTGCGGCGTGATGTCGCGTTCGCCGCGCGGCGTATCTACAAGCTCGTCTGGGGTGTAGACGCCCAGCAGTACATCGGGCGCATGCAGGCGAGCCCAGCGTTTGGTGCACAGATAGGCCAGTTGCTGCTTGGGGTCGTGCTCCCAGTTGGGCGAGTTGCGCACGCCAGCTTGCGCCATGCTGATTGTAAGGCTGCGCGGCTCGGACTCACCCTTTAGCAAAGCCGATACTGTAACTTTCAGGTTCGGGCTTTTCTCGCCTTTGCCATTCGTGCAGCGGTCCCAATCACCTTCCCAGACATAGCTGATACGAGATTGCAGTAGCGCAGACGATGACACTACTGCATTAACTAGCTGAGCTTCATACCCAAGGGTGCCGTTTACAAGGTGGGTCTTCTGCGCCACGGCAAAAGGGTTCATTTTCCACTGCATGGCTTGCATAACCACTGCCATGCAATCACCAGGGCTGCCCTGCAAGTGCTTCGGGATGGTGGATTTACCGCTGGCCATGATCTCGGCCACCCGCATGATGCTGTCGATGGTATTGCTATCCAGCACCATCGCTGTCGTAGAGGTCTGCCCGCCGTTATAGGTCGGCAACTGGTCGCCCTGGTGTTCAATAATGTCGTTCATGCTACTTCCTTCGCTTTCTTGAATCGGAAATCTACGTAGCTCACGGCGCCAACCGTGTACTCCGCGCGCTTCACTTCTTTACGGGTGAACTGGCTGCCATCCGGCAGGCGGCCGATGGCGGCATTGCCCATCAGGTGCAGCAAATGGTTCTTAGCGCCGTCAGCGATAGCTTCATACAGCTTCACCTGGCTCTTGGCCTCGGCCATTACCTGCTGCCAGTGGGCGGCGCTATCCGGCAGGATGATTTCTGTACCGTCGGTGCCGGGGTACAGCTTGGCCATTAGGTCGCCGGTAGTGGCGTGGTCGTAATCCGGCTCCGGCGCCTTACCGGTCTGGATGCGTTCCCAAAACTCCCCCTCGCGCTCGATCATCTGGCCAATCAGCTCGTCATCGCGGTGGATGTGGTAGATGCGGAATTCGGGACCGGCCATCATTACGGCCAGGTCGCACTGCTCGGCGTCGGTGACGGCCATGTAGTGCTGACACTGGGCCAGATACGAAATCGGCACCTCATCGGTGCCGTCTGGTCCCCACATTGTTTTGTCTACGAACCGTCCCAGGGCCGTCTTGCACTCCAGCAGCTTGCGGGTGCGGATTTGGCCTTTGTACTGCGGCCGCTTGTCGCCTTCCCATACCAGCCGGTCTAGGTTGCCAAGCATCCAGTTGTGCTGCGGGTGGCGCAGCATGGTGGTGCAGCGCTCTACGCGCTGGCCAGTGCGGCGGGCGTACTCGGCGGCTACCACGTCTTCCAGGATGTTGCCGAAGTGCACCGCTTCCTTGCTACTGATGTCCTCGGCCTCCAGCTCGCCGCGCTTCTCCAGGTACAGCTGCAGCGGGGTCTTGTACGGGTTCACGCCCAGTACGGTGCCGGCATCCGAGCCGCCCAGGCCGGTGTTGCGGAGTTGAAGCCACTCCTCGCGGGTGATTGCAGTCATGCTGCCTCCAGTTGCTTGCGTTCATGTTCAAGCTCGGCAATGCGCTCTTGCAGCCTTTCAACTTCTTGCTCAAGGTCGTTTGCTCGGTCTTCTTGCTGCTCGCCCCAGTCGCGCAGCTTTTCGTTGGCTTGTCGGATTTTTTCCATCTTCCCCTTGCCGCCAGTGAGCGAAGACAGGTCACTGGCTACTTGACCAAGCTGAGCAATAATCGACTCGGCCAGAATGCTTCTGGCGTCATCAATAAAGTCTTCAAGCATCTTGATGGCCTTATCCGTTTCGTCGATGCAATGGTCGATATCAGGGCAGGTATATGGTACTGGCGCACTCATGCTGCCTCCTTCAAAAACTCGGCCGCACGCTGGTCAACCTGCTCCAGCGCCCAGCCACAAAAAACGGGGTGATCACGGCCAACCTCGGCCAGCGGCTTGCCTTCGTGCGCGGCACGTACCGCATTGCCCAGCAGCTTGGCCAGGCACTCGCGCACACTTTCCGGTGTGTCACGGTCGCCAATGCGCTCCAGCAGCAGGGTGCCGATGGCTACGGGGTCGGCCAGCTGCATATCCAGCTCATGCTCACGCGCCAGTTGCTGCAGCTCTGCAATGTGCTGGGCGGCCTGGCGGGCGGCCAGATCAGTGATAACGGGGTCGTTCATGGCATCTGCTCCACAAATTGGGCCAGACCCATCACAAAGAAAAACGCGGCCAGTGCAAGCAGGCCGCGCAGGGTGGAAATGGCGAGGTTTTTCAGCATGGGGTGCCACCTCCCTTGCCACGGGCGTGGATGGCGGCGGCAATCTCAGCCAGCACTTCTTCCGTCGTTTTGTCTAGCCAAATGCCAGTTTCAATCTCTGCCAAGCACGCCTCCCGCTCACGATCGGCCACCAGTGTGGCGAAGCGTCCAAGAAAGCCTTCAAACGACGACGGCAGCGTTTCCGACTTCGGGCAGTATCCTGCCTTGGTGGCCAAATGGATTAATTCCTCGCGGGTCAGCATGCGGCACCGCCTTTCACGGCGGCGATGGCCAGTCGCGCATCAACCAGTGCCCACCTCCTGTCAGTGTCGCTGCACTCAGCAACGTGCGCCTCGACCAACGTATCCAACGCCGCCAGCAGCTGGTCGCGCTGAGCCGTCACGCGGTCAATCTCCTGCTGCACCATATCCGCACAAAGCGTCTTACCGGCAAACTCCGGCAGCCCGACATTTTCGAGATACTCGGCGGCCAACCCTTCGCAGGCGTTCACGCATGCCACTATGCGGCGGGCGTCAACGTGGTTGAGGTCGTTGTCGTAGGCGCAGGTCAGGACGTGAGCTATCGGATTGCCAGTGCATTCCGGATTGTCGTAAATGGCATCGCCATCGCGGTACCAAGGCGTATTGGTATGCTCCATCATCACGCCACCCCCGGCAGCTCAGGACCGGCGCTCACTTCAGCAGCGCGGCCGGATTGAAAAGACGGCAGGCAGCATGCCGACACCATGCGAATGACCGCACTGCCACGCGCGCGGACCGCCACCAAGCCGGTTTCCTGCTCGCGGGCTGCGATATCGCCAGGGCTGCTTGCGCAGCCGGGGAAAAGTAGGACGTTGCTCATTGCATCACCTGTAAGTGGTTTGATTCATATGACTGATATCAGTCGCGCGTGTCGATTTCGGCCAGACGGCGGCGTATCTCGCGCCGCTTGGCGTTTGCTGCATCGACCTGAGCCTGCGTTACCGGCTTCGTTGCCAACGCGCTTACCGGTACTGCCTCGCTTACGCGGCCAGTGCCGACAAAGCAGGGCATGCCTTGCTTGAAGTACAAACCGTGACGTGGGCTGTTGATCATTCGCCGCGCCTCCCTTCCGGGTAGTAGACGGGGCCAGCAAGAACCGGCTGCCGCATGCGGCGCTCCCGTGCTGCCTGGCTCATCGCGGCCGTTGCTGCCTCGTACCCCAAGCGCAAGCGGTTGCTGACGCGGCAGGCCTCGCTATGGTCCAGCGCAGTAAACGCTACGCCGTTGCGCACGCCGGCGGCCTGACCGCTGATGCTGATTTCCGCCCGGCCAGTGCTGGGCTTGATATGAACCTCAACCGGCACGCCGACGATGCTTTCAACGTCAGCCGCGAAAGCGGCAATGCGCGCCAGCGGGTCGGCTGTATCTAAGAGCTTTGCTGCACTCATGGTTATATCCTTGTCATGCGGTTAACCGTCGCCATTACGCACAGCGACGCTCACTGCTGAAACATTGCCTCACATGCAAACATGCGAGTTCCGCGAAATTCGATGTAGGCGGTTGCGATTGCGCCAACATTGTTCTTTGCCAGGGCCAGTGCGCGCTGAGCCTCTGCCATTTTGATGCCTCGCTGAAGCAGATCTGCCAGTGCAGAGGCGTAATTCTCATGCCACTTCATGGCGTTGGTTCCGGTGTACGCTGGGTGGCCAATGCGGATTTTCATGTCGCTCTCCTTATGAATCGTTGAACACATGAGCTAGCTGTCACCTTGCTCATGTGTTGACCCTCTCTCGAAGGTCTCTTCCCCCGTTACTCGCCACGGTGGGCTTGGCGATCCATCGCTTCATTCTCCAGCTCCTGCCTTTGTCTGCGATTGGCCCCCCTCGCCAAAAGAGGGGCATTTAATTCACTTCGACGGCGTGAATTGCCTAGAGCCAACGCTGAAATGGCACTGAGACAGAACTATTTCATTGCGAGACTTTTGACGGGGCCGGGCCTTGATGGCCATATCCCTGCTGATTTTTAAAGATCAGTGGTGATGCCTTGCAGGCTGCTTTGCCTTGCTAAGTGATATCACTCATATACTTGCTATGACTGCAATGTATGGTATCATCCGATCAAATGTCAACATGAAAGGGTAAAAAAATGACGCAAAAGACACAGCAGCTGACACCGGGTGATCTGGTCATCGCCCGATTCGGCACCCCGCAAAAGGTCGCTTTTGCACTCGGGGGCATTCTCGACAAGCCGCCGACCTATAGAGGGATTCACGCCTGGAAAGGTGGCCTGGTCCCGAGCAAGTACCAAGCGGCATTGCTGCAGGCGGCGCGGCTCTACAAGGTTCGGCTCACGCACAAAGAGCTGATCGAAGGAGGGCCGCTGTGATCATCGGAATTGACCCAGGGCTGACTGGTGCAGTCGGCTTTATCGATAAGAACGGCCGCTTCTTCGCCGTTGAGGATTTGCCGACCATGCCGCGCAGCTTTAGCAGCAAGTCGGCAAAGGTGAAGAACCAGATAAACGCGGCAGAGCTTGCGCAGCTACTGCGACCGCATGCGGCACAGATCAGGCTGGCCATTGTTGAGCAGGTGGCAGCGAGGCCGGGGCAGGATGCAGCAACTACCGGCAGCCTCATGCATACCCTGGGCACCATCGAAGGCGTGCTTGCCTCGCTATCCATCCCATTCCACCTGGTGGCGCCGGCCGTCTGGAAAAAGGCAATGGGACTTGGCCCTGACAAATCCCAGGCGCGAACCCTGGCCCAGCGGATGCACCCGGAGGCACCGCTAGGGCGAGTCAAGGATCACAACCGAGCTGAGGCGTTATTGCTAGCCAGCTGGGGATGTCGCCACACATAAACAGGCCACCAACTGAGAGATTCGCATGAGCAACCAATGGCTACGGCTCTGGCACGACATGCCAAATGACCCGAAGTGGCGCACGATCAGCCGCATTTCTGGCCAGCCTATCGCGCTGGTGATTTCGCTGTACGTGCATCTACTTGTTGATGCGTCACGCAATGTCACGCGAGGTCACGTTGATGTCACGACAGAAGATTTGGCCAGCGCTTTGGATGTGACAGAGCGTGACATCGAATCAATTTTGTCTGCGATGCAAGGCCGCGTTCTTGATGGGGATCGGCTGTCTGGCTGGGACGTTCGCCAGGTAAAAAGAGAAGACGACGGCAATGAGAAAACCGGCGCAAAGTCAGCTGCGGAGCGGAAAAGAGACCAGCGTAGCCGTCAGCGCGAAGCCGCGCGCCAGGCGCAATATCAGACGTCGGACTCAGCATGTCACGACGCGTCACGCAATGTCACGACAGATAAAGATACAGATAAGAGTAATACACCTACCTCACTACGTTCGGTAGGTGAGAGAGCGCACGCAACGGGCGAGGGCGTGACCGTCCCCGCCGACCTGCAGCCAGACCGCAGCACCGCCGCCAACCTGCAGACCCTGAACGTTGACCCTGGCTTCGAGCTGGCGAAGTTCATTGCCCACCATGAAGCGCAGGGCACGACCCTGGCTGATTGCAAGGCCTGGCAGGCCAAGCTGCGCAAGTGGCTGTTGGATGCCCACCAGTTCAACGCTGACCGCAACCGGGTTACCGACGCCAGGGTGCAGGCCGCACAGAGCCACAGCCAGACCCGACAAGACGCCATCACCGCTGCCGCAGACGCCCTGGGCGTTGGCAGCCAGTACCTGCAGCACCACACGCAAGGAGCCACCCATGCCATCAAAAACTGAACCAATGAGCCGTGAAACCATCGCCATGATTTTCCGCAGCCTGCGGGGCCGCTTCGGGAATGCGTTCGTTGAGAAATTCCGCAGTGGTCGCAAGGTGCCGGACGGCCAGCCGCAGGCTGGCATGGATGTGGGCCTGCTGGAAGCCATGGACGTGTGGGCCCACGAGCTGCGCGGCTTGACCGAGGCCGAAATTCGCCACGCGCTGGATACGAAGTTCAAGTACCCGCCGAGTGCGGACGAGTTCGTGACCGCAGCTTGCAGCCGCGATTACAGCGCCCACCCGGCCAACACGCTGCCCGCGCTACCTCCTGCGCAGATCACCGAGCTGGACCGGCAGGCAGCCGCCAAGCACATGGGCACAATAGCCGGCACCGTGAAGCGCATGAGCATGAACCAGCACCGTCTGCGTCTGGACTGGGCCGAGAACATAGCCAAGGAGGTGGCGGCCGGCCACTACAAGGGCGGTGCCTACGGCGCCACCATGGCGGCAGAGGCTTTTTTGGCGTCTCGCCGCCCTGTCCCGCAGTCGCTGACGCCATACCTGCCAGCGCAGACAAGCACAGCTGCGCAAGCGTAATGCAAAAAATCAGCGATATTTATATGACTATTGATTTCTATATAAGCATTAAAGACAGTGGCATTTGGCCGATGCCGGAAATGCCACTACGCCATGAAATCAAAAATTCTGAATGAATATCATGCAATTAATAATGCGGAGAATCAAAAGCATAAGCATTATTTATGCACATAAGTTAGGACATAAGAGTTTGATCTGCTAAGTATTTTTACGGATTCGTTGCAGGCCTGCACAGCTGTAAAATCTCTTCATCGAAATATAAACTATCGTCATAGAGCGAGGCTTTTAAGAAAATGCATTCTGAATTTCCGAACGACTCCGATCCACATCTGTCCCTGACCATCACCCCGAAAGGCATCGAGCTCGGCAGTGCCGAGCCGGGCACCCCCGAAGAAAACCTGGCCATGCTGCAGCAGATGCTGGCGGCCGGTGGACGCTTCTCGATGGCCATCGCCCAGGGCAAGGGTGCCGACCTGACGGCACTCGCTGCGCCGGAGTGACCGACCCCGCCCCAGCCTATAGCCCGCCACGTGCGGGCTTTTTCTATGTCAATTGAGAAAGTGCTTGCATTCCGTTTTGATTGGTGTACTATTCAATCACAGCAGGACGAAACAGCAACTAACCGGAGAAGCACCATGAAACGCTCTACAGCATTTGATTTTGCAGATGGCATCCAAGGCGCAGCAAAAGCAGTTACCGAAGGAACTTCCTCATTCAGTAGCGAGTATCTGGCTGGTCAGTATGCTTTTGATGCAGCGCTTGAGGCGGGTGACGGGCTGCAATATGAAGACCTGGTGTTCCACCTCCAATGCCTGGCAGAAGCTGGTGCCGAATTCGACTCTGGCGAAGCGGTAAAAATTGCGCAGCGGTTTGTAGCGGCGCATGAGTTCGACTGAGCCAAAAGACAACCGTGGCGGCGCCCGCAAAGGCGCCGGCCGCAAAGCTGATGACGGCGCCACCGGGTTGGTGGCCAAAACCATCAAGCTCACGCCCGAGCAGAAGGCATGGGCAGATCGTGTTGGCCCTGCCAAGGTTCGCCAGATCATCGAGGCCGCCAGGCTTTCGAGCGAAGACTAGCCCGCACTGCGCGGGCTTTTTCACGTCTTGCGGCCAACCTTTGCCGGCTGCGATAATCGACCATGACCGCAAGATAACGTAAGGTCAGCATCTTCCCCACCGTGCAGGACGCGCAACCACCGGAGCAATACCGTGGCGCGCGGCAAGCCAGCCCCCGATTCCCCCCTCACTGAAAAGCAGCTCAAGTTCGTAGAGCGGTACCTTGTGCACTTCAACGGCACGCAGGCCGCCATCGAAGCCGGCTATGCGAAGTCGCGCGCAGCCAGCACTGCCTGCGATCTACTGGCCAGCCCTGCAGTGCAGTACCACATGGCCAGCCGCCGACGTGCCGTCCGTGACGAAATCCAGCTGGAAGCCGCGCTAGACCGCAACCGCATCCTGCTGGAGCTGGTGCGTATCGCGTACTTCGATATCCGCAAGCTGTATGGCGACGACGGCGAGCTGCTTCCGGTATCTGAGTGGCCAGACGATGCAGCTGCCGCTGTAACCAGCCTGGAAAGCCTGGAGCAGAAGGGGCCAGAGGGCGAGGTGCTTGGCCTCATCCGCAAGATCAAGCAGGAGAGCAAGCTTGCCGCCCTGGACAAGCTGATGCGACACCTGGGAATGTTCGAACAGGATAACAAGCAGGCCGGCGGCGCCCTGGCTGATCTGCTGGCACTGGTACGCCAAAAGCCGGGCAGCGTGGTGCGCCCGAACCCGCTCGCCCGCATGACTAGCCACGACGCTGGCGATGATGATGACGATGAGTGATCAGGTCATCCCCGACGCGGCACTGAAGGAGCTGGGCGAGTGCTTGGCCGATCCCGTGTGGCGCCTGTCCAACCTGTACAAGATCCTGGACGCCGACGGCAACCTGGTTACCTTCACGCCGAATCGGGCCCAGCGCCGGTTTCTGCGCAACCTTCACAATCGCAACCTAATCCTGAAGGCCCGCCAGCTGGGCTTCACCACGTTCATCCAGATCCTGATTCTGGACACCATGCTTTTCACGGAGCACTTCAAGGCCGGCGTGATTGCCCACCGCTTGGAAGACTGTGAACGCATCCTGCGCGACAAGATCAAGTTCGCCTACGAGCGCCTGCCAGAAGTGCTGCGCCTGGCCGTGCCAGTGCAGCGCGACGAGGCCAGCGAGCTGATGCTAGCCAACGGGTCAAGCGTGCGTGTATCCACGTCCATGCGCTCGGCAACGCTGCAGTTCCTGCACATTTCCGAGTTTGCCAAGATCGCCAAGCAGTACCCAATCCGCGCCCGCGAAGTCATCACCGGTACGCTGCCGGCGATTCAGGCTGACGGCATCGTGGTGATCGAATCCACGGCCGAGGGCGCCGAGGGCGAGTTCTACCGGATGTGTGACGAGGCGCTGAAGCTGCAAGAGCGCGGCGCCGAGCTGGCGCAAATGCAGTACCGAATTCACTTCTTCGCATGGTGGCAAGACCGGAAGTATCAGGCAGATCCCCGGCTTGTGCGCTTCACCGAGGCCGATGAGAAGTACTTCCACGAAGTCGAAGCCAAGATTGGCCGGGAAATCACCCTGTCGCAGCGTGCTTGGTACATTCTCAAGCGCATCGAGCTGGGCGACCCGGAAAAGATGTGGCAGGAGTTCCCCAGCTACCCGGAAGAGGCGTTCAAGGTCAGCACGGAAGGCTGCTACTTCAACTCGCAGATGGCCGATGTGCGCAAACAAGGCCGCATCCGCCTGGTGCCATACGCCGCAGGCACGCCGGTAAACACGTTTTGGGACTTGGGGGCCGACGACAGCACCGGCATCTGGTTTCACCAGCAGGTCGGCATGGAGCACCGCTTCCTGCGCTACTACGAGGCCAGCGGCGAGGATCTGGCGCACTACGTCGAGTACATGCAGCGCACCGGCTACGTTTTCGGGAAGCACTACCTGCCGCACGATGCCGACCACAAGCGACTGAACAGCGAGGGCAACAAGTCCATACGCGAAATGCTGGGCGACCTAGGCGTGCGCAATATCCACGTTGTACCGGTGATCGACCAGAAGCAGCACGCAATCGAGGCCGTGCGCCGCGTGCTGCCGCACTGCTACTTCGATGAAGCCGGCACCAAGGACGGCGTGCGCCACCTTGATCTGTACCGGAAGGAATGGGATGCCCGCCTAGGCGTGTGGCGTAGCCAGCCACGCCACGACGAACACAGCCACTGCTGCGATGCCTTCATGCAGTACGCGCAAAGCTTTGATGCAGTGTTGCGCCAGCAACAGCCCGCACGCACCTCATCGCGACGCACTAGCGCACGCGCCGTTTGACCATCAAATTTCCAAACTGATAGCATTGCAATGACTGATATCACTTTGGCAAGCTGATGACCCCCACCAACGCAGCCGGCGCATGGCGCAAAACCGGAACCGGCCAGTACCACCTAGTCGATGCCTCCGGCCAGAAAACCGGCGCATGGATCGAGTACAGCGGCGGGAAGTGGCACGCAATGCACGGTCAGCGCCGCGTCGGCGCCTTTGACGATATCGCCCGGGCCAAAGGCCTGGCAAGAAAATACCTGTAGCCCACAGCAGGGCAGGAGCCAAGCAAGTGAACGAACAGACCATGGTGAAGTACCTGAGCGATGGCCAGCGCAGAACCTTGCGCGAAATTGCAGACGCCTGCTTTGCCGCAGACATCGTAGCAGCAGACCATGCAGTCAAGTCGTGCCAAGCCGCCGGCCTGATCTACAAGCCGTCTGGCCAGCTGCCTTTTAGCTGGGCCATCGTGCCGGCAAAATGTTTCAGTGCGAGCGTGAGCTTGGAGCCCGGCGCCATCACCGCAACCAAGATCGAGCGCGGCGCCGTTTCTACTCAGCTGTCAGCCACTGCTGCACACGGCGAAGGCCGTCCACATAGCTGTCAGACACCTGCATCGCCAGAACCTGGGCAATCTCAGCCTCAATCTGCTGGCCAATCGACTGACGAAGGGCAGCAGGATCAGGCGACGCCGCAATCATCGCCCGAAGTGCAAGGGCATAGCCCGTCAGTTCGCCCGCTGCAAAGTCCGAGCGGTGCGCTTGTTGATCTTCCTGATGCGTCATTGTCGGCTCCTGCCAGTGGTTCACCACGTCAGCATACCACGGCCGCCGACCTGCTCCGGGCAGAGCGCGCCATGAACGAAGGGCTGCGCAGCGAGCTGCAGGCCGCCCGCGACGTGCTGGCGCTGGCCGTCAGCTGCATGGACGCCGCCGAGGTGGCCAACCTGCTCATCACGCTGCAGGAGGCCAAGCCATGAGATATCAGCAAGTAATGCAGACCCATATCGTAGAGAGAACGCCAGAGCAGCTGATGAAGCTCGATAACACGTTCAAGCCGGCATCAGGAGCCAGCAAGAAAACCAAGCGCCTGATTGCCAAGCTGCGTCGAAGCAAGCAGGTAACGGATTACACCGAAACCGTGAAGCTCACCATTTTTGACACAGTGGCGATTACCAGCGACTTGCTGAGTATCCCCGGCGTGCTCGATGCGATCAATGGTGTATTCCGCTATACGGATCGTGCGCCGCAGGCTG